ACTGGCTGTTCGAGGTCATCGCGTGGCAGATCGAGAAGCGCCGCCGGTCGCGCGAAGTCCTGCCCGAGCCCAACTGCAGGACCGTGGTGCGCCGCCGCTGGCAGGTGCCGTTGTGACCGCCGCCATCGAGCAGCGCTCGGCGGATTGGTTCGCCCAGCGCATCGGCCTCTGCACGGCGTCGCGCTTCAAGGATGCGATCTCGCGTCTGAAGCCGAAGAAGGACGAAAAGGTCGGCGCGCCGTCGCAGGCCCGCCTTGATTACCTCGTGGAGGTCGTCACCGAGCGCCTGACCGGCCAGCCGACGCCGCATTTCACGACCGCCGCGATGCAGTGGGGAACGGACAACGAGCCGGCCGCGCGCATCGAGTACGAGTTCCGGCGCGAGCTCGTCGTCGAGGAGGTCGGGTTCATCCGGCATCCGTCGATCATGGCCGGCGCATCGCCGGACGGCCTCGTCGGCGACGACGGCCTGATCGAAATCAAGTGTCCGAGCAGCTGCAGGGCGGTCGAGACGTGGATCGGCGGGATGCCCGACGACCACAAGCCGCAGGTGCAGGGCCAGCTCTGGATTACCGGCCGCGCGTGGTGCGACTTCGTCTCCTACGACCCGCGCTTGCCGGCCGAGTTCCAGTTTTACGTTGAGAGGATCGAGCGCGACGACATCTTTATCGCCGCGCTCGATGCAGAGGTGCGCGCGTTCCTGGAGGACGCCGAGGGATTGATCAACCAATTGAGGGAGAAGGCAGGGAAATGAGCACGGCAATTTCAACTCATGTTTCATTTTCAGACGTCGAGCGCATGGCGCTCGCGGTGGCGAAGTCCGGCCTCTTTGGCGTCCGCACGCCCGAGCAGGCGCTTTCGCTGATGCTGATCGCGCAGGCCGAAGGTCTGCACCCGGCGCTGGCCGCGCGGGACTATCACGTCATCAACGGCAAGCCGACGCTCAAGTCGGACGCGCTGCTCGCGCGATTCCAGGCGAACGCCGGGCGCGTCGAATGGACGGAGTACACCGACTCGGCGGTCGCCGCGCGGATCTCGCATCCGGCCGGCGGCTCCGTCGAGATCAAATGGACGATCGCGCAGGCCGAGCGCGCCGGGCTCACGCGCAACCCGACTTGGAAGTCGTACCCGCGCCAGATGCTGCGCGCGCGCGTGATATCGGAAGGCGTGCGAGCGGTGTTCCCCGGCGTGGCGGTCGGCGTCTACACCTCGGAGGAAGTGCAGGACATGACCGCCGCGAGCACGGGCGGCGTGACGGTCGCGGCCGAGCCGACGCTCGCCGATCCGGTCGATCTCGTGCGCGAGGCGCCGGACGTCGACGCGCTCAAGAGCCGATACAAGGACGCGATCGTCATCGCGCGCAAGTCGAAGGACAAAGACCTCGAAGCGCGCCTGACCGCCGCGAAGGATGCGCGGAAGGCGGAGCTCGAAGCGATCGACGTGATCCCCGGCGAGGAGCACGCGCAGTGAGCCGCGCCGCCGTACCCGGCTCGATTGAGAGCATCGCGGTGCTTGCCGCGAGCGCGACCGACCGGCTGCTGATCGTCGAATGCGTGCGCACGGCGTACGCGCTCGGCCGGTTCGACGCCGAGATCAAGCGCCAGTTCGAGCTGATCGGGCGCGACGATCGCCGCGCGGCCGACGAGCAGAGGTTTCCCCAATGATTCACTCGATGCGCGCGAGCCTCCCTCGGAGCGCCGGCCCCGTCGCGCAAGCCGGCTTGTCCTCTCGCGGTCTGCGCCCTGTCGCCGAGCTCGGCGCGGACCGCCCCCACGGGCATCGGCTGCGGTATCTGGCCGGTTGCCGGTGCTTCCATTGCCGCCGCGCTAACAGCGACTACGAGCGCGAGCGCCAGGCGGCACGGGCCGCCGGCGACTGGAACGGCATCGTCGATGCTGCCGCCGCGCGCAGACATATCCGCGCGCTGTCCCGGCAAGGCGTCGGCCGCCGGATCGTGGCAGCGGTGTCGGACGTGGCGTTGACAGTGATTCAGGACGTGCGCTCGGGCAAGAAGCGCCAGATCCGCGCCCGCACCGAGCGGCGGATCTTGGCGGTGACGCCGGCCTGCCGCGGTGACGCTGCGCTGGTGTCGGCGGCGGAGACGTGGAAGCGCATCGAGTGGCTGCTCGAGGAAGGATTCACGAAGGCGCGGATTGCCCAGGAGCTCGGCGCGAAGATGCCGGCCCTGCAGATCCGGCGCGACAAGGTCACAGCACGAACGGCCGCGAAGGTGGCGGCTCTCTGGAGGAGGTACGCGACATGACGATTGCCCAATCCATCGAATCCGTTGACCTGCTCGTGCGGTTGCGCGACGGCCTGCGCCGGCTCGACCCGACGTGGTGCGCGCTCAACGACAAGGAGCAGATCAGCGACGAGGAGCTCGACTACCTCATCGGCGAGGTCGAAGAAGCCGTCGAGGCCGGCCTGATCGTCGTCGAGCCCGTGAGGGCGGCGGCGTGACCATCGACACAACCAGCCCGCCGGGCTCGTGGGAACGCGAGCTCGACTTCAAGCGGACGGCGCCGCACGAGATGCGCGCCGACATCCTGGAGATGCGCAAGCGCATCCGCGCGTATCTCGCCGAGATCGAGCAGCTGCGGGCGCGCGTGCGCGAGCTTGAGGCGCGCGAATCGGCGTGGGTGCGCGAACCATGATCGCCGGCAGGAAGCCGAGCATCACGCGCGAGCAGTACCGGCGCATTTTGGACGTCGCGCGCGCCCGGCGGCTGGTGCCGTCGAATGCGGCACTGGCGCGAGAGCTGGGCATCAGCGTGTCGCGCGTGGTGCAGATCATGCGGACAAGGATCAAGCGCTTTGACGTGGAGATGGGCCAATGACCGACCGTGAACTGTTGGAACTTGCTGCGAAGGCAGCGGGGATTGATCTTTCGGCTGCGTTTTGGGGTGGCAGAAGAGATGGGTTCTATTGGGTTATTGAAGCCCAGCCCGATTGGGTTATTGAAGCCCGGTCCGGACGTATCAAGTCCCGGTCCGGACGTATCGAGTATTGGAACCCCCTCACCGACGACGCCGCCGCGCTGCGGCTGGCGGTACGGCTGCGGCTTGATATCTTGTTTTTTGACACGGATGAACCGTGGGTTGAGATTTTTGGTATTGATGCGAATGCAGAGGAGTTATTTGGGGACGACCCCTACGCCGCCACACGCCGAGCCATTGTGCGAGCCGCAGCAGAAATCGGGAGGGCAAAGCGCCCGCTGGATGTCGTGCATCAGATGCTGCAGGACGAGGCAGAGGAGCCGAAGCCGTGTGCATGATGGACGACTCCGACGGCAGCGTGACGCATCTTGAGAAAGGTGGCTACGTCATAGCGCGCCGGGAACACAAGTGCGCGGAGTGTGCGCGGCGGATTGATGCTGGCGAGACGTATCACACCGAGGTGTACGTCTGGGATGGCCGGATTACGCGACACAAGACCTGCGCGCATTGCATGGTCGTGCGCAATTGGTTGTCGGACGAATGCGGCGGTTGGCTGTACACCGCGGTCGAGGAAGATGCCGCCGAGCACGCCAGAGGTTACGGCATGGACTTGGCGCGTGCGGTCATCGGCATGCGGTGGCAATGGCGCGGCAAGTCCGGTCGGCTGCTGCCCGTGCCGCGGCCGATTCTGACCGGCGGCCAATTGGAGCGGAAGCGGGAGCCGAAGCCATGACCGACCGACCCGAAGCCCTGCGACTGGCGGATGCGCTTGACCGTGGCGCCTATCTGCTGTCACGTGAGCGAAACAGCACCGCCGCCGAACTGCGACGATTGCATACGGAGATCGAGCGGTTACGCGCTGATGCAGAGCGGTATCGGTGGCTGCGGAAAAACTGTTACCGAGCCAAATACCCGAACAGCGAATTTGACTTTGCGATGCATCTTTCATTCACGGTGTCTGGCGTCTGGTCAAACAACCGTGACCCTGCGGTGCTTGATGCATGCATTGATACCGAAATGCAAAAGGAGCCGAAGCCGTGAGCGGCGCTTTCTACTCCGGCATGGCCGACCTCGAAATCGTCGG